ACGATTTGGATCTGGTTTGGTTGACTTACCCATGCTTCCATACATGGGTTCTTTACCACTACCATGAGCAGAAGGTAAGTCTCTCATGACGTGCCAGTCATAGCCTTTAATCACGTTGTCTCCAGTCATCTGATCGTTCTTGATGAAACCAGTCTACCACATCTTCTGGTTTAAAGAAACCCCTACGGTGATTACTTGAATCGGGGTCACCTATATTCAAGTTATTCAAAAAAGACTCGTCTGGATTTGTACTCATCCGACGAGCCTGATTTAACATACCTCTCGCTGAGGTATTTGCTTTTGATAATTTCTGTGCCCATATCATATCGTTCATACTTACTTCTGTTCCTGATGCAATGTCCTTACAGATTGATTCCAATCTCAGACGATATTGGGTTGATAACATATGTTCTCAATAACTAAAAATTATTTATAGCATAGTTTTATTTTGTGTACAAATCATCATTATCTTCATCTATACTAAAAATTAATAATTCATCACCTGTATTTACATCCTCCATTTCTGGATGTACATTTCTTTTTGGTTTTTGTGGTTTATCTAAATCTTTAAGTACTGATCCTGTTACTCTCCACATGAATGCGAAGGTTGCTCCTACAGTTGCAGCGAATCCAAGACCAAATATAAAGATTGTTATGTCATTCATTTGTTTAGCTATAAAAAAAGACCCCTACTATGTAGAGGTCTGTAAGTTCCGAATGTAGAGACGCACGAAAGGTCTCAATACTATTTAGAATGTGTACTTAAGTCCTGCCTTTCCAGACCAGTCTACGTCATCTTCGTTAGTAGCACCAGAGACTTCTCCGTATACTCCTACGCTATCAGTAATGGACTTACCACCACCAAGGTAACCGATTAACTCAGTATCACCGAACTCGTCAGCAGTTTCTGTATGAGTTACTGTAGGACCACCAGATACGTACCAGTCAATTCCATTTGTTGTTGTACCTTCGTATCCAACTTGGAATTCCCAAGTTCCTGATGAGTATGCTCCGTCTGGATATGAACCACTTGCTTCCACATTAACGTAAGGACCTGCAAACGCAGCACCAGAGAATAGAAGAGGAGTTGCAGCAAGTGCTGCGATTGTTGATTTGATCATTTTTGTTTTTTATTTCTCGCAAGATATACTATTCCTGCGGATGTGAGACTACACCGACATGTGAGTCTTTACGCAGGGTTACGATCTTTCGGATCCTGTGTAAGAGTATATTATATTACTTTTTCTAATTTGTCAACCTTTTGTATATTAGGATACCTTACAAGCAATATAAGTTTTACTTATCATTAAGATATACTCCTCTTATCTGAGGTAGATATATTAGTATGAAAGACGTGACCCAGAAAGCGATGAAGACGTATAGATGACCTCCTCTATTTGGTGAAAATATAAATCCTAGAGTTACAACAATCACCCATATGTAATCAAGCAGACCATGAAATGTTTGCCATCCCTCACCATATTTGTCTATTAAATTCTGCCTTTGCTTTGCAGCCCAAGGCGATACATGTCTCATCATAACGAAACCTTCGTTGAAGAACATGATAAAAAATCCAATCCAAAAAATCATATTTAATTAAGATAAATTAACGCACCAGTAAGTCTAATGTTAGCACCAGTGATAGAAACGTCTGCTGTTCCAACGATATCCACCTTAGCAGCAGTGACATCAAAATCAGCAGTTTCAAATGTAGTCTTAGCAGATGTAAGATTCATACCGCCAGGACCAGAAAGTTGTAAACTCTTTATACCTTGAACAGTAGTTGTTGCTGGAGAACTCATAAAGAGTTCAGTAACACCTCTAAGAGTCATTTTACGTAAACTTTTTAGTTTGTAATCTCCAAGAACTTTATGGTTAACATTACCAGGTGAAATTATATTCTTAGATGCTCTAGGATCAAATTGCATATCAGTATCCTCACCAGCACCAAAAGACATCTTTTGTCCAATTATAATGTCTTTCTTATTCACCTGTGCAGTAGTAATTGACGCTCCTGCCATCTCAAGATCACCTTGTGCCTGTATTTTAACTGTTTGACCATTTAAGAAAAGTCCCTCTGTTGCAGTAATTACAATTTTTGTTGCTGTAACATATTTTGTACCACCGATCAGTTGTTCTACAACATCACCATACGCAAGAACGTTAAGTGCTTGCTTTTCATTTTCTGTACCACCAGGATTATATTGAATATTTGTTCTACCATTATGAAGTTGATTACAACCATGTGTCTTGATATCTAATGTTCCACTACCAGCAACCTCAGTTCTTACTCCTGTAATTAATTTAACATTACCTTTGCTATTCATTACCATAGCAGCACCACCCGAATCAGGACCTTCAATCCTCAATGCAGAGGTTAGTCCGTCAGGCATCATTCTTTCATATATCTCAGACCTAGTAAACCATCCTTTATACCAAGTATTAAATCGTGGTCCGCTATTCAACTTCTGAGCTTCATCAGGAGTTGTTTGTTTGAATATGGTATCAGGATACGTTTTTGCAGCTGCTGTATTTGACATTATGGACAATCAATATATTTACCAGTACCAATCTTAGTGGAACCAATAGTAGATAGTGCTGCTGTATCTAAACATGCTAGAGATGGCAATACTTTAGCACCATAACCACCTCCTCCTACAATATCAATTGCAGGGAATTTTTCAAATGTAATTTCTCTATTCAATATACGAGCACTGACAACAAATCCATCATCATTAATAACTGCCTCAGCAATTCCCAACTCTCCGTTTACATACATGTCAGGAACACTAGTATATCCAATGCCAGGTCTAAGAATAGTAAATGCATCAATAATACATCTAACATTATTATCAGTAGCAAGATTTAACTTATATCCAAAACCAGGTGATTGAACTCTAACTTCTGTTAAGAATCCATTTCCATCTAATAATCCAACTGCTGTAGCTCCAGATCCTTCGCCACCAACAAAAACAACAGGTGGTTCTGCCCAAGGATCGCCAGGATTGTCAATAGGTATTTCAATAATACCACCATTATCATCAGTAATAGGTGCTTTTGCAACAGGTGGTTTAAATTCTTCAAATACTGTTTCTGGTGTATCACCAACTCCTTCATCAATATCATCAATACCTTGATCACTAGCTGTTGTGATTAATACATCCACAGTTGCTCCTGTACCAGTAACTGCAAATGTAAGAGTTTCTACATCTTCTATAGTATTATCCTCAGCAATTCCTACTGTAACATTTGATTTATTGTCACTAATAATAAACGCACCTGAAAGTTCTCCACCAACAATATCAGTAGCAGTGATACTATTACCATATAAGTTGTAATACAATATAGTACCATTGACTAGATTTGTAGTTGTAATAGTATAGATGATAAACTCATCTTCTGGACAAGTAGTTCTGTTTGCAGTGACTTCATATGTTGGAGTTAGATCATCTCCTTCACCAGTTTCTCCATCTGTTATATTTGGATTGTCTGGAAGATTATCTGTAGGAGGATCAGAAATTGGTACAAATGGATCTACAGGATCTGGTTTATATGGATCATAAGGTTGTTTTAAATCTTTTTCTACAATCGTACATTTACCAATATTATTATTATACACTGTTTTAACTTCACTATTATCTACTGGAGAGTTAGTAGTTAATCTAATAAAAAAAGTTTCTTGAACTTCTTTTTGTTCATCAACAAGGGTTTGAACAGAGATAGTTTTTTCTGTTTCTCCTTCACTAAATCCTAAAATACCATCCTGAGCAAGATAATCAGTTCCAGAAGTTGCTGTTCCTTGATTTTTTAATGTCTTAAACTTAACAGAAGATGAAGTATCAAGAAATCCACTCCTTGTTACGGTAAATATTGCAATGTCACCTTCAGTAACAGTAACGTTATCAATATTATAAGCAATTTTTGGTTTTTTAGTTGGAGATGTGGGTGGTAATGGCACTCCACCAGCAAATCCAATTGTTGTAACTGTCAATGGATTTCCAGTATATGCTTCTTCACAAACATACTGTGTATAATCAGCAGGAGTATCACCAAATAAATTATCAATACCTTCTAATAATCCATCTAAGAAATCTTTATCATCTTCATCTGTCTTTCTCTCACCACTAGTGCATATTTGCTTATATTTGTTGCAAGTTTGATCAGGACCATCACATGAAATACCTAGTAATCTAAGAATATAATTAATTGCATTTCCTATCATATTGAGTGGTTCAGCAATAGCACCTAGAATATCTTGTAGAGGACCTAAAATGCTATCAAACAGTTCACTCATTAACTGTTGAATTTTTGAAATAATTCCATTTACTAACTCATCAACCTGACAAACAGCAGCACGATAGATTTTGTTGATAAAATTCATTAATAAATTTGTCAACCACTTAATCAATCTATCACCTAGATCTGCCATCTTACATCCTAGGTCTTTAAGAAGATTATTAAACCACTCTGTAATTGGTGTCAATCTATTGCCAGTTTCATCAGGTGCTAATACAGCTTTTACTAATTTATCAACTGCCTCTTGAATTTTAGTTGTAATATATCCTTTGACTCTAGCAAGAAATTCTGTTATCACAGAAATCGCTTTGTTTACATATCCTCTTGCAGTTCCTATTGAACTATTGACACGACCTGTTACTTTACTAGTGTAGTATGTACCAATATTTCCATTGTTATTTTGAATGTCATACAAGAGTTGACCAAGAATACTGGTCATTTGTGTTTTCAAATCAATGTCTTTGCATTTTTCTGCTGTGACTTGACACCAATCTTCATCATTAATTACCTCCGTTTTTTTGATTCCTGTATCTACTCTGACCTCACCATCACCTCTTGTTGTTCCGTCAGAAAGTCCACCACCAGTTTTAGCAGTGCCATCTTTTCCTTCTAAACCATCTGTATTAGGGTTTGGAGAATATTGACCAAACCTTACACCATTTTTAAATACATCCGTGGTATTAGGTTCAATGTTGTTAATTGTAGATGTTGCACCTGGCACAACACCAATAGAACCCATAATAATAGGTTTTTGTCTATCATTATCTAAGTAGAATCCTGATACCCAACATCCTGGAATTAATTGTGGATGACCTCCACCTATATTACCAGGCATGAAAGGAACATTAACTGGCATCATCACTGTAGCCCAAGGCAATTTATCCGTATCAAGAATCTCCCTTGATGCAGGGTGATCTCCTACGATTCTTACCTTAAAACGGTATCCGCCTTTGTTGTTTTCTTCATCGCTGGCGGTTCCCTCTACTTGACCTACCCACCAATGAAAACCGTCATTTCCGATTCTATGAGTTGGTATAAGTCTTGATAATGCATCATCCATATTAGTCGTCGTAAATTAGACACTCTGGTTCATCTGGATGCAAATCACAGAATATTTCAAGAGCATTAGGATCATGATGATCTCCTGCCTTGATCTCTTCTTTATGATGTTCTGCATACTCTTCTAGTTCGTGTAGTTCCTCTTTAGCATGTCTGCGTGCTGCAGGGTTTGCTAACGGATCGTTAACGATTTTTTTATCTTTTTCAATGTGTTGTTCTATACTTTCCATAGTAGTACCTCCTTGATTTATTTATTGCCGTGATTGGAAGGAAGATTTTTCATCCCGTAGGAATCCCTACACAATCCTAGCGTAGTTTTGCACGTTCCGTTATTTCCGTCAAGAAAATTGTACAAATGTCTTAGTTCTTTGACAAGATAAACCCCACTACTTTCTTCATCGTAAGGGTTTTTCTTTCTCAATTCATCTGCCAACTTGCTTTGAATTCTAATGTCAATTTTATCACCTGCACATATTAAAGGATTGCCAGGAATCTTTATTGTCCCTTCTTGATTTTTTAATAACTCAGCTCTTGCTGTTCCTTGTGCTGCATAATATTTTTGCCAGTCTGCAAATTTAGTAGGATCTGTTGCATTAGGATCTTCTGGATTAGCAATACCTGGTTCATTATACCATGACTCATGATCCAACATCATAGACATGATTCTAGTTGGGAAATCAGATAATTCAACTTGATTAGCAGGAACTAATGAAATACTTTCTTGTCCACCCAAATGTGCCATGTTATCATAACTGTCTTTAATTTTGTAAACATATTCTTCATATTGTCCTGTAGAATGATTAAAGAAAACCATTAATGAAGAGTATTTTCCTTTTCTCAATGATGACATCAAATCAATTTCTGATGTAAACATAGCATCTGTTATTAAAAACCTTTGATCAGGAGTTAATTCAGTATTTGCTACTTCTTCTATGTAAGGACCCCATGCTTCAGACTGCAATCTAGGTGCAGCAAACTTACCTTCTTTCTCATCACATAAGGCATCAACAGAAAAGAAGTTATATCCTCTACGTGTTTCCCAAAAAAAGAATCCAGCACTACCTTTTACTTGTTGTGCAGTTGTTGTAGTATTTGTGCTATTAGTTCCTTGATAATTAGTCTTTACAGAAACAGATCTCTTAAGAAGTTGTGCAATAATATCAAATGGTCTGTCTCTAGAGGGGTTCATCCTAGTTTCAAATCTAGATGGTTCTGAGAAAAATTCTTTAGTAGAAGCTAGATATTCTTTTCCTAACATTTTAGCAACAATTTGCTCAGGATTTCCAGTAAGAGGATCCTGTACTCTAGTGCCTTCATTAAGTAATGCCTCTGGAGAACATAAGACTAAAACATATACTTGTGCTTTGTTCTTTATGACTCTAGTTCCAATCTTAGCAACAACCAATTTGTATACAATAGGTGCGTCATCAAAAGTAGATTTTAACTCTATTGTGATATTTTCACCACCTTGAATAGGGTACTCATTTATGAAATTTTTTGAATCACTAATTGTTAATGATCCTGCCATAAATGGTGATTCAATACTCTCATTTACATCAAATGCAGCGATCATATCAGCACCCAACGCTGTTGGTTTAGAACCTCCAAATTTAGATATTACACATCTAATCAGGTTAGCTTCAGAAGAATGTTGTTCTGCCATTATTTGCTAGCTAAACTGTAAGGAACTGTAAACGCTGCGAATGACATTGGGAATGAGGGGTCACCACTATTACCACTATCATCACCACCTTGAACTGCAGCATAG